CTCTTCAACATTTTCTTTCTTGTTGATAAGGTTAACTGTAGCCATCGGATTGTTTAATGAAACGATACCATCACCCATAATCTGATTAACCTTGCTTGTTACGATTGCTTTATGGATTGCACTATTGTTAAATCTTGTAATCAAATATTGTGGCATCAAGTTATTGTCACCATAATATACCCAAGGTACTCTTTGAAATAATTCAGAGAAACGTGGTAAGATTGGTTCTTGTCTAAAATTAGACCTACTTAATTGATATTTTTGTTTTTCTTCGCTCATAATTAATCTTGTATATATATAAAGTTCTCATTATCTTCATTTGGTGAAATATATTCAGTGAATGGTGTTGATTCTTCTGAACCATTTAATTCCGCCATTCCTATATAAACCAAATTGGTTCCATTACCATAAATATGTAATTGATATTGACCAAGATAATTTAAGTCTTGTCCTGAGTTTTGTAAGTTCAATATAATTTCACAATACCTGTCATTCTCTGCATAGAGTAATGGATTTGATGTACTAATAACATATGATTTGGTTTCCTGTGAAACCACGTGTGTGAATGTTAAAGTATAACTTGTAAAATCTGTTCTTGAATTATTGTTAATATTTAACACTAATTCGTTTTGCTGTCCTTTATTTAGTATTAGCATATTATTGTCTATATATAGTAAATATAAAAAAAGTAAAAGTGAATCGGTATAAAACAAAAAAAAGGGTCCGAAGACCCTCTTTTAGTAGGATATATAGATAGTTGATGAATAAATCATCAAGATAGTTTATCCAACGAATGAAGCACCTGAGAAAACAGTAGCTAATGTACCTGTAATAACTCTCGCAGGAACAGGTTCTTGTCCTGTTAGTGTGAAATTGATACCATTCCTGTCACCTAAAGCTAAACCTGAAGTTAAAGCACCTGCAGATACATACATACCTCTCACTTGACCTACCATTACTTGTGTACCGTTTTGGTCAATTGCAATAACTTGTAAGTTATCTTTCTGTGCTAAATTCTCAATAATACTTCTTTTAGAAGCATCGTATTTATACATTACAGCTTCCAATAATTGTTCATAGAAAACGGTTCCGTTCTCAAATGACTTTTGGATATTTTGTGTAAGTTGGGAAGTTCCTCTCTTTAATTCAAATCCGTAGAAGATTGTACCAGCAGCAGATGTAGCACCTGTGATAGAGTCAACAGAATTGTATGTGAAAGCTGTCACACCACCTACTGTTGTACCTGTACCACCAGCGATATAAATCTTTTGGATACCACCTATTGAATCTGAACATTCGTTTAAGGAAATTCCTTGTGATATATAGCAACTCATATTATTTTATATTATTTATATTTGTTTATTTTTTAAAAATTGGGAGGACTTTCACCTCCCTGTTTCTATATCTTTAATTAAGAAATGTTGTTTGTTGCGAAGTAGTTAACTCCTGCGAAACGTACTAAAGCTGCACCGTAGTTGTAGTTACCTCTGATACGAATTTCGTCGTTATCTCTGCTCCACCACATATCTATTTTTTCAGAATCTGATAAAGCGTCAAAACCTACTACGAAATAATCAGCTGGTCCTACTACAACTCTACCAGAACCTGATAAACCTAATGTAGGATATACTTTAACAGTTGAGTTTGGATGTACAGCGAAAGCGTTTGCTTCACCACCAATTGTAGTTGAAGAACCGATGTAGTTTTGGAAGAAGTTAGCTCTTGTTAACGCTTGAACATACAATCTGTAGTTAGCATATGACATATAACATACTAAGTTTTCAACAGCTTGTGCGTTGTCATCTAAAGCGTTGATTAATTTGTCTACCTCAGTGATTGGGTTACCACTAACACCGTAAGCTGCTGATGCAGAAAACGCTGTTGGATTGTCTGATACTGCAGTACCTGTAGCACCTGATACTAACAACGCTTTGAAACCTTGGAAACAATCACCACCTGCGGTAGTTGCTTGCCATAATTTTTGTTCAATTCTTTGTTGAATTTTCTTTACATATAAGTTTCCAATTTCTAATTCAAACGGTACACTTTCTTCAGTTTCACCTTTTTGTAAAAGTAATGACTGATAAGTGCTGTATAACGCGTCAGGGCAAAGTGACTCGTTTACTCTCTCAGGACATACTGTTAGAGAGATTTGAGAGAATGTGGTTGTACCACTTGGAGACCATCCACAAGCACCTGCTTGGAAAGCTGGTGTGTTGTCTAAAATTTGAATTTGTTGGGTTCCTTTAACACCAAGACGAACATTACTGTTCTTTGCGGTAGTTCCACCCACCAAAGCCTTCATCATCAATTCTGTAGAAGTTTGGTCTGTGAAACCTGTAATAGAACTTACTACATAACTAAAATCTTCTTTTGAATAATTTTTCATAATTTTTTATTTTTTTAATGTTTTTTTTTATTTGTTTCTCATACTCATAATAGAAGCTACTCTTGCATCTACTGAGTCTAATTTTTCTACTTTATTAAAATCTGTTTTACCATCAGAAATTTTCTTTCCTGCTGGTTGTTTCTTGAAAGCTTTAAATTCATTTTCAACAGATGACATTTTTTCTTCCATACTTTTCATCTTTTCAGAAACTTTTTTCATCATTTCTTCAAGCATTTTGTATAGTTCTTTCATACCACCCATTTCCATTTCAGGGGCTTCAATCTCAACTTCAACCTTTGGTTCTTCTTCTGAAACTACTTCTTCAACCTTAACGATAACACCGTCTTTGGTTTCAATTTTCATTCCACTTTCTAATTCGTGTACTCCGTCTGGTGCAGGAATTTCAGCATCTTCAGTTACAACTTTAACAGCTGCACCTTCAATTACCTCTTCACCTTCAACCTTAACAACAGTACCGTCTACTAACTTTGCATCAACAAAAATTTCCTTAACTGACACAATCTCACCTTCTTTAACTTTAATTTCAAAGTTTTCTACAAGACGATAAGAACCTGACTCTAATGCTACTCTGTTAAACTCGTCATTAACTTTGGTAATTCTCTCACCAGCTTTAAGTTTCAAAGTCTCAACAATTGTATTATCTTCTAATTTAAAAGATTGTAAAGTAGGTTCGTCATTCAAGAAACCATATTGTTTCATCAAATTTTTAATTTGACTAATAGCGTTTTTTGGATTTGACATACGTATTTATTTGTTTTTTATTTATTGGTTATATATAGAAATATAAATTATATTTATTAGACTATAAATCTTTTAAAATCTCAGCAAGTTCTTTTAAGAATTGTTGTTCCATCTTGAACTGTTCAATCTCTTCAAAGAATCCTGATACCGAGAATCCGTTTAATTCCTTAGCTTTAATACGTTTCCATACTTCATCATTTCTTACTTTCATACTAACAAACCAAGTACCTATTGGTAGGTCACCAAACCCATATTTGGTTGATTTGTCTTGTTCGTCTTCTTTTATCCAACTCTCGTAAACATATACATCGTCAGCAGCTTTACCGTTATGTTCGGTATCGTTATTGTCAATATACTTGTTTCTCATATACTTGTCAGCAATCATACGGATAGTATCCTCTTTGAATGTTACATAATATGGGTCACCTGTCTTTGTTTGACGATATATCTTAAGGTCAGGAACCATCGCTGGTCCAACCACTATACGTTTCTCCTCATCAGTTTGGAACTTTTGTTTGGACATTTTCTCTCTGTCAATAGCGTTGATTTTAGACTCAGACCAACTTAGAGCTGATTTACCTCCCCAACTATCGTACATTAACTTACCACATCCATCACCATAACCTTTACTTGATTCTAAATCAACTTCGTGTCTTGATAAATAAGAGTACATCCTACGTATCGTGTCTTCCGAGATGGGTTCACCCTTAGCTAATTGGTTTGCACGCTGTTTTCCCACGTCAGTACCACAAGAACCCCAACCATTCTCTTCCACATATTTCAATACAGCTTGGGCGTTATTCTTAACACTATCAGGATAATCTGAATATGACTCAAGTTGTTCTTTCTTCTTCTTTTTCTTTCTAATACCCTCATCAACATATCCTGTTATGGTTGAAACATCATATCCCAAATCTTCTTTCAAATACTCTGCAATCTTAACGATATGACCATCCATATAAGATACATCGTGTTTCATTCCACTAATTGCGTCTATCTCACCGATAATATCTTTAAAGTCATCAACCAATACCTTTGCTTCTTCGTATTGATGTTCTGTAGCTTTTTCAGCTTTGATTACCTCATCTTCAATTCTAAATACGTTATCTGCAACTTGTGCTGCACTTCTAATCATTCCGATGGTATCCTCATCATTATCCATCGATACAAGATGTTCAAAAGTTGCTTGTGCGCCAGGACATATTTGGAAAAATCTTGTATGGTAACCATACACATTTAGATTTGGTGGAACAATCTCAAATTTTGTTTTTGAGAAAGACGGCCATTCAGGTACTCTTGTGTCAGGTTGAGGATAACCTAATACGTCATAACTTTCAGCATCGTCAATTCTACCTTTTGTTACACTACCTTTGTTTACAATTGTAGCATCACGACGATACTTTATCTGCATCCATTTATGACGACAATTGTAACCACCTCTCCATACTAAAGCACTATCACCTTCATCATTAATGATGGCATCCATATCCTCAACTCTATAAACGTAATTCTTTGATATTAAATCACTACAAAATTCTCTTGTGGTTAATTTAACAGCAGCACCTGGTGCTTCAGGATTTTTTACATATTTGTAACGAACCAAAAATTCATTAGTATCTTCAAATGATGGTTGATTTGGTGAAGAACTAACAAACTCTTCTTTAACTCTAACCCATCCATCATTCAATAATTCTTCTTCAGGTTGTCCCTTTTCGTTAAAAAATTCAAGATACTTTTTATCTTCCCCATCAGGAATATGAAATTCTTGTGGTTTTACTTTATTGAAAGCTACCCAATTTATCTCAATTGCGGGTTCAGAAACTAAGGATATACTATCGATACCTGATATTTCATCATCCTCTTCAATCCTTAATTCATATACTTTATCTTTCTTCATATTATTAAATATAAAATTTTCTTATTTGGTTTTAAAGTTATCGTCCTTGACCACGATACTTTTTAGGTTTCTGTGCTTTAGGACCAAATGACTTTTTACCATTTGGTTGTGACTTTTTCTTACCAAAACTTATTTTGTATGCACTGTTTGATTTTCCTTTTGCCATATTACAAAGTTGAAAGGTCTTTTAATCTTGCCTGTCTTTGTTGAGTTGATGTTAATTCATTTTCAACAATATAGGTCTTCATTATTAATGGTTGTTGTTCAATAGATGGATTTGCTCTATTTGGATTGTCAGGAAGTGTGGTGTTTAAGTTAGAACTAAATGAAGTTCCACCACCCATTTGATTCATCATACTTAACATCGGTGCAAACATCGTTACAGCACCACTTGTCATTACAGCTTCCCCGTTTGATAATCTTGCAGGGATACTATCGGATTTTGATGTACCAGGTCCTCTTACGATACCACCATCAGCGTATCCTCTTCCCATTTGGTTTCCTGCAGGTCCTGCTTCTCCACCACCTTCAGCTCCTTCAAACTTAGCTTTCTTGATGGTTGAGATTTGAATTGCTGTGGTAATACCTAAAGCTGCTGCGTTTGCTACCTTTACAATCCAATCAAATGGTGATGGTAAAGTTGATGGTTGTGTTAATATTTGAATAACACCCGATGCTGCTGACATTAAAGCAGTTGCAACTTGAAGTTTCTTTCTTTGTTCAAACGCTTTCTTACTTGTCTTAGCTTCCTCATCATAACCTGCAGCTAAAGCTCCTGTGATTGCGGCAAATGAATTGATTGTTGCAGACGCAACCTCACCATAAGCGGCAATCTCTTGTTGTTTAAGGTTCTTTTTATCCGCTTGGTATTTCTTTTCAATACCTAATAATACATCAGCTTTCTCTTTTTCAATCTCTTTCTCTTTCTCTGCGTTACCCTCAACATCTTCTAATCTATCCCTGAACGCAGCTTCTTGAATTGCTTTTTCTTTTTCATAAGCTTTTTGTAACAACTCCGATTGGTTTCTAAAAAACTCTTGTGTTTTTTCATTTAGAACTTGATTACGTAATTCTAATACTTTTAATTCAGCATCAAGTTTATCAAATGCTTGTTTTTGAATATCTCTAATTTCTTCCTTATTGATATTTTTAATATCCTGAACCATTTTTGCATCTAAAGCATCAACAGCATCAAAAAATATATTTTCTACTTTATACACTTCTGCCTGATATTCTTTCATTTTAGCAGAATTTAACAACATAAGTTGATTATATTTTTCAATAATGGCTTCTTTTTGTGCGTTTAAATCATTCGTATCTTCAACAAATTGTAATTGTCTTTGTTCTTTTCTTTTAACATAATCATTCTTAATGTTATCATCTTGTAATTTTGCTAACTTGATTCTTAAATCATTAGTCATTTTGACAATTTCAGTTGTCTTTTCATTTACAGCTTTTACTTCGTCTTGGTCTATTTTAGATGTTGCATTTAAATAATTCTTTTTTGATTGAATTAACAATCTATTTCTAAGTTCTTCACCTGTTATTAGGATACCATTAATTCTTTGATTTTTAAGTTTAAGTAAATTAATTTCTTTTACTTCAGCTTCATATTCTTGTTGTAACTTAATTCTTTGTGCTTCAAATTCATTTTTAGCTGTAGCAACTTGAAAATCATTCTGTAACTTTAATAATTTTTCGTTAGCTGATTTTGTATCTTGTTCAACCTGTTTTCTATATTCTTCTTGTTGTTGTCTTCTTTTTTCTAAAGCAGCCTTTTCAAGCTCTTGTCTCTTTTTAAGTTCTTCCTTTTCAATTGCTGTTAATTCTTGGGTACCCGAAGCAAAGTCTTTTCTTGCTTTGTCATATCTATCACCAAATCCTGCTACGGCATCAGAAGCATCTTCCCAAGCTGCTTTAAAATCACCTGTTACAAATTTGTAAAGTGCACTACCTAATAATCCTATCCCTTGTAAAAAGGATGATATTGCGGAATAAGCAACACTAAAAGCTTCTGTTACGTATGGTAACGCTTTTGTTGCCACATTAATTAATCCATCAAATACAGGTTGTAACGCTCTAAAAATACCACCTAATATTTTTTGAAAACCTATTAATATTGGTTGTAACTTTTTACCCGCTTCTTCTGTTGAAGAGAAAGCTGCGGCAATTCCCGCAATTGCACTTACAATTAATCCTATACCGATAGCTTTAAAAGCTGCACCAAATGATATTGTTGCAACTTTAACTCCATTAATTGCTCTACCCACAGCACCTAAAGGACCAGGTGCAGACGCAAGAGTATCAATCCAATCAGAACTTACATTTTTTGCTGATTTAATCTTGTCTTCTAAATCATCAATTTGATTAAAAATCTTTTTAAATTCTTCAGAACCAACAGCCGTCTCTTTTAATTGTTTCTTAAGTTCTCTTAATTGTTTTATTGAACCTTCAACATTACTATTAACGTCTATTTCAATTTCTACTTTCTTAGCCATTTAATAATTCAGATTTAGTGTGTTGGAATGCTCTGTTAAGAACTTCCTTATTTCCTTTTAAACCATTAATCATATTAAAGTCAATCGGATTGTGATTTTTTAAAATTTCTCTTAATCTGAGAAATTCCTTTTTATTCTTTGTCTTTTCTTTCTTGTTCATATATATGTATATATTATACCGTTAAACTTAATTCATAACACACAGGGAATATTGACCTGTGACCTATAAATCTTACCTCAAATGAATAAATACCTGAAGTAAAA